CCTATCCCCTGTGTGCCTTGGCAGTCTCAGCCTCTCTATGGGCAGTCGGTGATCCGTTGAGATGGCCGTAGTGCTGGTAGCACAGGGTGTCGAGCAGATCACCGTCAGACGTTCTGCAAGTCGTCGCCATAGCTTACGAACTCCAATGAAAAACCTTGTTTGCGCGGGATGCCGCCGGCCAGCAGGTGGCTCTGGTCTTCCTCGATGCTGGTCAGGCACCAGGTGCCCAGCACCTCACCGTAGCCCGTGGTCAGGCTCAGCGGCTGCAAGCGCCGGCCGATGCTGCGCAGGGTCTGCAACTGCCCCAGACCGCCCTTGAACCCGGGAAACACCGCCCCCTTGAGGGAGATCCGCTCTTCGCCCTGGCCCACCGCCTGCTGGGCAACACTGCGGCCCAGGCGTTCCTGCCCGGCCCAGCGGAACCCGGTCTGGCGCCGCAGTTCCTCGAAGGCCGCGGTGTCGACGTTGAAGTAGTAGGGCTGAGCGCCAGCGCCTAGCGGTTGCAGGATCAGCAGGTGCGGGAAGGGTTTCACCGCCTCGGCCGCCGGCGTGGCCGGCTCGGCAAACGCGGCGCTCGGGAAGATGTTGCCCAGGGAAGGGCTGATCTGCCCGCCGATCCGATTGATCGCCGCGCCGGCCTTGGCCACCTGTTCCTGCAAGGCGCCAAGGCGCTGCTGCACCTGCCCGGCCACCGTCACCACCTGGCTGTACTTGGCCGCCACTTCACCGACGACCGACTGCGCGGCGCTGATGCTGCGCATCGTGCGTTGCAACTTGGCGCCCAGCGCCGGCCCGACAAAGGGCAGGTTTTCCAGTTCCAGGGCCGCGCCGCCGATGTCGCTGATGGCGCCGTTCATGGGCCCGAGCATTTCATCGGCACTGCGCCGCCCCGCCTCTGCTGCCGCCACCAGGGAACCCAGCCCCGACTGCAGCTGTTCCATGTAAGCCATGCCCTCTCCTTAAACGTGTGCAGCGTCGAACAGCTGGCGAGCGGCAGCCTGACGGCTGAACTCGTCGAACTGCCAGCGCAGATGCGGTTCCAGTTCCCGGGCCAGTTGCGCGGGGTCGCGCACATCGCCCTGGACCGAGATCGACAGGTAGGGCGCGAAGCTGAACTGCTGCTCGATCACCGGCGGTACCTGCGGCTTGAACGACTCTGGCGTGGTGATCATGGCCGGCGCCGCGCTGGACGACGATGGACTGGCCATCGAACGCACGGCCTGCCCCATCAGCGGAGGTGTCTGGCCTTTCTGGAAGGATTTGGCGATATCGCCCATGACCGGCGGGATGTTCTGCCCGGCGTTGCGCATCATCAGCGGACCGGCTGCGGGCATCTGCTTGAGCGACTCGTCGGAGCCGAACAGCTTTTTACCCAAGGCACCACCGGCGGCCGAACCACCCCAGGCGCCCAGTGCGCCGCCCACCAACCCGCCAATGACAGTACCGATGACTGGCACCACGGAGCCGATGGCCGCGCCTGCTGCTGCACCGGCAGCGGCCCCGGCAAGATTGCCCGCCGCCTCGCCGTAGCCCTCGGCTTTTTCATCCTGGGTCTGGGCATTTTGGTAGGTGTCCGCTATCTGGATACCCGCACCGATCACCGAAAGGAGCCCACCGCGCTTGAGCAACGATGCCGCCCCTTTGGCCAGGGAGCCAACACCTTTAACTGCCGCTGCAGACGCGCCCGCCCCCTTGGCCACTTTTGCCAGCCCGTTGGGCGCCACCGGGCTCTTGCCCACTGGGCTGCCCACCCGCTTCGCACGTGGCCCGCGCCTGGGCGCATTACGCCCGCCACGGCCCCGTCGGCGTTGCTTGTCCAAGCCGCAGTCGATCATCGGCTCACAGCAGTCGATGCCTCCCGCGCTGCGGCCAGACGCTCGTTTTGCCGCCGTGGGATCGTTCGTCAATCCACCCCGCAAGACATTCACCAGGCCCTTGCCCATGGTGTAGACCGCCATGAGTTTCTTCACCGCGACATAAGCGGCGCCCAAGGCGGCCACCCCCTGCACCAACGAAGGGTTCTGCTCCGCCAGTTCGGTCAGCTTGCCGACCAACAGGGTGATGCCCTTGGCCGCTAGGTCCGTGGCCGGTCGCAGGGCCTCCCCCACCACCCGCTGGCCTTCGTCGATGGCCTGATCGGCTTCAGCCCACAACTGCTTGGAGGCCTGTCGGCGCTCGGCGAGATTCCTGGCAAGAACGCCAGAGGCGCTCAACGAATCCTTCTTCACCTGCTCGTACTGCTGCCGACCCTGGGTCTGGGCCAGCAAGGCCGCCTTGATCTGCATATCGGTGAACAGGTCGCCGGTGCGCAGCGACTCTTCCAGGGCCTCAAGGGTCGCCTTGGCCTTGGCCGGGTCGGTTTCCTGGCTGATCTGCGCCTGGGCCTCGGCCATCTTCGCGGCCTTGGCCGGGTCGATGGCCCTGACGTAACGCATGGCCAGGGCAAAGCTCGCCTCCAGGCTCGACATGCCCTTCTGGATACCGGTGTTCAGCGACGCCTGATAATCAATGCCGGCGTCTTCATAAGCCTTGACCGCTTCACTGGAGCCGATTTTTTCGATCCAGTTCTGCAGTTGACCAGCGGCCTGATCAGCACCGCCCGCGGTGTTCATCTGCACTTGCAGCATCGAGCCCAGCTGACTCACCGCATCCATACCGGTAAGCCCTTGCGCGCTTGCGCTCTTGAGCAGCGCCGGGAGCAAACGCGCCATGTCGGCGGCTTCAAAATTGCCCGACTGCCCCTGCTGGGCGATAGCCTCCAGGGCCTGCTCCATGACCTTGGGATCACTGATTCCAGCTTTCAGCTCCAAGGCCCGCATCAGGTTTGCGGTGTCGTCGACACTCGCGCCCTGCCCCACCGCAAACTTGGCGGCCAGCCCTGTGTAGCCTTGTGCCTTGTCCAGCGACATGCCGCTGGCCATCATCTGGCTCACCAGAGCCGCCACGTCGTTACGGGCCATCCCCGTGTCACGCGAGGTCTGAATGACCGTGCGGCTCAACTGCTCTTCCTGAGGCTGGTTGACCACATTGGCCTTGATCGCCATGTCACGGATCAACGCCTGATAGTCGGCGCTGATCTTGACCGGGGCGCGCAATTTATCGACCCCAAACTTTGCCCAGTCATAAGCCGCCTTGAAGTCGGCCTTGCCCTGGGCAACCTGCTGCAGCCCACGGGCCTGAAGCGCAGAACCCCGAGCCACCTTGCCCAGCGCTTGATATTCCTGGCGCAGCTTGTGCACCTGAATACCCTGCTTGCGCAGCCCATCCCGGTGCTCTTCCAATTGAAGTTTCAGCCCGGTTGCGGAGGCCGCGCCAGCGGCGTGAGCCTTTCTCCATTCTCTGCCCAGGCGTTGGGTTTCACCGATGGTGCTTTGCAACCCCTTGGCCTTGCTGCCCTGCTGCTCCAGTTGCTTGATCCGGTCTTCCACCGTCTTGAAGGCGGCGTCCCACGTCGAACTGAGGGCCGTACCCAGCAGCACCAGCCCCGATACCCGCTTGTTCGCCATCTGCTTCTCCTGATCCTTGGGTGACGGGCTCAATCCGTGAGCCACCAGACCATGTCGGAAAACCTCATGGTCATGATTTCCTCGGCGGCGAAATGCAGCTCGCTGGCGAGCCGCTTCGCCGCCATTTTCATCACCGCAGGATCAAAGCTCGTCGTCTTGCACCAGGCGAAAATAGCCGGCCTGCAGGCGCTGATAATCCTTGAGCGCCATGCCCTCCAGGTCCTTGGCGCTGATTTGCGCCAGGCTGGCAAACAGCATCAGCTCGCGCTGCTCATCATCGCCAACCGCCCCGGCATTGGCCGCGCGCACATCACGCACGGTGGGCGCACGCAGGGTGACCTTGTCGCAGACCACGCCATTCATCTCCACCGGCTTGCTGAGGCTGATCACGACGTTATCCGCGCTCAGGGTCATCCAGGCCGGGGTCGTGTTGATTGCTTGAGACATGCGGTTGTTTTCCTTACAGGCCCAGGGCCGAACGTTGGGCGGCGAGCTGGTCGACGCCATTGATCACGCGTTTCATGCCCAGGGCATCGATCTCGTAGATCAGGCGACCGTCGACTTCCAGCTTGTAGTAGGTCAGCGCCACGTTGTGCTTGACCTCGGCCTTGTCGCCGGACTTCCAGTCGCCCATGTCGACCTCCTTGAGCAGGCCGCGCAAGGTCACGATCACCGGGGTGACCTTGCCCTTGAGGCCCTTGAAGGCACCACGGAACACACCGTTGAAACCGCTGCCATCGGCCAGGCCGAACATCTTCAGCGACTCGCGGCGCACACCGGTGGTGGTGAAGCCGGCTTCCTGTTTCTCCATGCCCATGTCCAGTTCCACCGGCACATCCATGCCGCCGACACGATGCTCCTCGGTCTTGAGGGTCAACTTGGGCAGGGTCAGGCTCGGCACGTCGCCTTGAAAGCTGATGCCATCGACGAACAGGTTCATGTTCGCCAGGGTTTCGGGAATCATTGCCATTGCTGCTGCTCCTTAAGCGGTGTGTTCGAGGACTTCGGTCAGCCACTGGTTGGTGACCTCGACCCGGAAGTTGGGGTTTTCGGCCGGTGGCACGTCGGTGAAGCGGATGTTCCAGTACACCTTGCCCTGCTCCAGCTGGCTGGCGGTGTTGAGCTCAGTGTCGGCGTAGACCTCGAAATTGATGATCGCGCCCTGGTTCTTCAGGTCACGCATGAACGCCTGCAGGCCCTCGGTCACGTCCTTGACGTAGGTCGCGGTGATCGAGCGGTCCACCGCCCACTTGTGGCCGTAGAGGATGGCGTCCATGACGATGTCCATGGTCCGCACCCGGGTGACGAACGCCCACTTCGGATCGCTGGACAGCGTGCGGTTGCCCCACAGGCGGAAGCCTTCATCACGAATGATGGTAGTGATGTTGGCGTTGTTCAGCAGGTTGGCGCGGCAGGTGTCATCACCGTCGAGGAACTCGATGGAACGCGAGGTGCCGGTGATGCCGACAAACTCCTTGTTCGATGGCGAAGCCCAGAAGCCGTACTCGTTGTCGGTCCAGGCGAATAGCCCGGCGACCCAGGCCGAAGCCGCTGCATCGACGGTGGCGCTGGCGCCGTTGTCCCAGTAGCGGATGCCCGGATCGACCAGGTAGGCGCGCTTGGCGCCGAAGTTCTTGGCGTAGGCCAGGGCCGCCTCGTCGGTGCTGTTCGGGCCGTCGAGAATCGCCAGGCCGCGCAGCTTGTCGGCCAGGGCGACCAGGGCGGTACCGACCGCCAGGGTCGAACTGTGCTTGGGCGCCACCAGCAAGCGTGGCTGGGCGTTGAAGCGGCTCTTGCCGTCGAGCAAGGCTTGCAGACCGGTACGTTTACCGTCGGCCAGCACCCCGCCGATGATCGCCGAGGTCTGCTCAGCAGCATCCGCCACCTTGGCCACGCCGCAAGCGACGATCACCGCCTTGGCCCGTTGGTAAATGGCCTGGCAGGCCTTGGTAATGGCCGCATCCGGGCCCAGGCGGCGATGGCCTCACGCTCGTTGGTGATCAGCACCAAGTCATTGGTCTTGGCACTGAAGGCCGGAGCCTCGGTGAAGGTGTCCACCAGGCCGATGATCGAAGACGTCGGCAACGAGAGAGTGCGCGCGCCGGTGTCGACGTTGGTGACAGTAACGCCGTGGAAAAAACCACTCATGGATAAACTCCAGACATGAAAAAGCCCCGGGTGAAGGGGGCTCGTAGGGATGATTGATTAGTGGGGAGCGGGAAAGAAAACGCCCCGGCGGTGCGGGGCGTTTATTGGGTTTGCTCGGCGATCAAGGATGGGGCCACTGGGCGGTGCTCGGTTTGTGGGAAGTCCGGGGATTGGGGCCAGTTGCGTAGGGCCTGTACGTAAACAAGCAGCTCCTTGAACTGCTCACCTGTCAGCGTCGTAGGTGCCTCAACTTCCAGTTGATCGCGGTGCCGCTCGCGCAGCCACATGACAGATGCCAGCTCTGCATCGCGCCACTCGCGTTCCTGTGCTGCTGGATCCGGAAGCACCTCGGGGGCATCGATAAGATATGGCAGCCCCTGTTCATCGTGAACACGGATCTTTCCAAGCGCTGGGTTACCAATGACCGACAAGTAAAGTTCTTCGGATATCTCAACTGCATCCGCTGGCATTGAATCATGCAAGCCAGATATGTATGTGGAGCCAGTAGACTTGCTGTAATGGCGCATACCAAAAACTCCCTAGGACCCTAGTGCAAACCAAAAGATGTCAAAATTTGTAGGTGAATTAGTAGAGGTGCCATTGCCCGCGCGCCTATTAAATGTTGACTGCGTTTTGAAGTATCCCCTGCGCTTTGCGAG